TAAGTCTTTAGATATTGATCCAGATCAATTAATTAATGATCCAGAGAAAGCTGCGATCTATGCACAAATAATGGGAATGGTAAATGGAAATACTCAAAATAATCAGGCCCCTGCTGGAGGACAAACCCAAATGGGACAGGCTGGTCCAATGCCTACAGGAGCTTCGCCAACAGATCCAACAGGAGCTGGAGGTGGCAACATCGGAACAGGCAATGTACCGATGCCAGGGGAAGCTGGCTTTAGTGCGGCAAATCCTCAATCTCCAAGAGGCCAACAAACAGAGCAAGATAGATAATGGCAACAACTAAATTTGATCCATACAGAAAAACAGGCGGTACAATAGAATTAGTAAGAGATTCTAAAACAGGAGCATACTCTACTAAAACTGTTGGTTTTGCAGATTTACCAGTATTTAACTTACCAAAATTAGGTATAGTAGAAGTAACTGATGATGCTGCTACAACTAAAAAGAAAGCAGATGAAGCATTAAAAACTCAAACATCAGCAGCATTTCAATCTGGTGGTGGTGGTGGTGGCGGTGAAGATCGTAACAGATTTTTATTACCTGTAGATGATGGTGCAGAAAAAACTAGTAAATTATTAACTAGTACTTTTGATGTTATGAAAGAAGATGAAACAGCTGCTGATAGAGGTATAGGTATAAAAACACCAGAAATAAAAACACCTGAAGTTTTTATGGGTGAGTTTGCAGGAACAGGACCTGATAGAGGTGCAGATGATGAGGGTGTATTTGTTGGTGATGAAAGTGCTGTTGAATTAGGTGAAATGAGGACTACAACTCCATCTACAGATACAAGTAAAGTTCCTTCTCGTAATGATTTAACTAATATTCAAAGAAGACAATTAGCTAAAGATAGAAATATAAATATTGGTGGTGTAACCTATACTGCAAGTCAAATTGATAAAGCTACTATAGATAGAGGTGCAGCATTTCCAGATGATCCATTTGGAGAATTTGGAGCACAAGTTGGAACCACACCTATTCTAGGTGAGTTTGCAGGAACAGGACCTGATAGAGGAAATCAAACATTAGGTATTTCAGCAGATCCAACAGGAGCAACAGCTGTGACACAATCACAAGGACCCTTTGATCCTCGTTTTAGAGACCAAGCTGTTTCATTAGGTATATCAGCTGAACCGTCTGATACAAAACTTGCAAAAGAAGCAGATTTTGCTAGTGGTATACCAGAAAAAAGAAATATTTTTGAAAAAGCTATTGACAGTTTTAAAGATGGAAGTGCTAGTCTTAAAATAGCCCAAACTGGATTAATGATTGGTGGGCAAATACTAAATCAAATAGGTGATGCTGTATTAGGTGTAACTGCTGTTGATAAAAGAAGAAGAGAATTAGATTCTGCTGCTGCAAAATCATTAGGTTTTAAAACTAGAGGTGAATTAGGTGCATCAGTAGATCCTGGAAGAATAGCTTTTAGTCCAGCTGACCATGTATTAGGTGGTAAAAATAGAGATTCTGCTTTAGGTAATTTATCAGAGTCTGGTGCTAAAAGAATACAAACTAGAATGACTGTAGGTCAAGCTAGAGTAGATAAAAAGTATGGTGCAAATTCTAAACAAGCTCAAGATTTTAGAGAAAAAACTAAAACTTTTCAAAGACAGATGAATGAATTTAATACAGAAAAAGAAAAGAAAAGAAAGGAAAAAGCACAAAATCCTAATTTAAGATCTGGTGCAGGTAAAGAAGGTGGTGGAACTAGTGGTGGTAAAATAGTTTGCACTATGATGAATGAATCATATGGATTTGGATCATTTAGAAATAAAATTTGGCTAAGGCAATCAAAAAATTTAGCTCCAGAATATCAAAAAGGATATCATAGAATATTTTTACCTTTAGTAAAATATGCAAAACAAAAAGGTACTATAAATAAAATTATTAAAAATATACTAGAGCATATTGCTATACATAGAACAATAGATATTAGACAAGAAGAAAGAAATAAAATTCATTTAATTGGCAGAATATATAGAAAAATATTAGAGCCAATTTGTTATTGGGCAGGTAAAAAATAATGGCTATTAAAGATATGAAAGGAACTGTCATAAAAGACAAAGCTACTATGACAGGTATGATGAATACATCTACTAAAAAAATAGATCCACCTAATTTATCTGGAATGAAAAAATTATTTGACAAACCAAAACAAGAGGTTAAACCACCAGTAGAACAATCTACTCCTAGAGAATTAGGTTTAGCTGAAAGAGTACAAAATTTATCAGATGAAGAAAAGGCTTTATTAACACAAGTTTTATCTCCATCTGTTAAAAATGTTCTTGGTAAAGTTGCACCAGAGTTAAATCTTTTATTAGATGCAGCTCCAGCAAGTGAAGAGAACATGATTATACCTTTATCAGTAGCAAAAAATTTTGCTTCTAAAACATACAGAGGATTAGATGAGGATGCAGCTATAAGTAATTTTATATCCGATTTACAAAATTCTGTTACTGGTACTAATAACATGATGGATAATCAAACTGTGCCACCTGATACACAAATGACAGAACAAGACTCTATATCTGAAGGACAAATTAATAGTATAGATTCTGGTGAACTTGCATAGTATCAGCCCACATTATGGAATCGAGCTACCCTTACCCATAAGGCACTCAACCAATAGGTAAAAATAATGGAAAAAGAAAAAGAAACTCCTGAAGTTTCTAATGAAAAAAAAGTTGAATTACAAAATGCAAATCCTTATAGCAAAGTTAAAGAAGTAGATGATGCTGAAACTGAGGCATTTGCAAAAGGTGAATTAGCTAAATATCAAAGGGAACAAAAGGAAAAAGAAGCAGAAGCAGCAACCGAACAGAAGGACACCTATGTATCTGAAGAGACTGCAGATAAATCAGACCAAAAGGCTACTCCTATCGCTGAACGCCCTGCAAAAGCTGAAGATCGTGTTTTTAAGAAACGTTATGACGATTTGAAAAAACACTATGATTCTACAATTCAAAAACACAAGGACGAACTTGAATCTTTGCGTACACAATTAGAATCAAATGCTAAACAATTTGTGCCACCTAAATCAGCAGATGAATTAGAGGCATGGAGAAAAGAGTACCCTGATGTTTATGACATGGTTGAAACCATTGCAATGAACAAAGCAACTACTCAAACTGCAGAACTTGAAAATAAATATAAAAGTTTGGAACTCCAACAACAACAAATTGCAAAAGAAAAAGCTGAAGTAGAACTTTTAAAAGTTCATCCAGATTTTAATGAACTTCGTGCAAACGATGACTTTCATCAATGGGCTGAACAACAAGATCCTACTATTCAAGGTTGGTTGTATGAAAATACATCTAATGCACAGTTAGCTGCTAGGGCTATTGATCTATACAAAATGGATACTGGTCAAAGTAAACTAACTAAAAAAGAAGAGAAGGATGTTAAAAAAGAAGCTGCTAAAGCTATTACTAAAACTAGAAAAAGTGCTGAGTCAGATGCTCCTAAAAAGAAAATCTGGACAACAACTGAGATTTCAAAATTGAAAGCTCATGAATTTGAGAAGCTAGAAAAAGAAATAGACCTTGCTCGTTTAGAAGGTAGGATTGAACAACGTTAACAATCTAACTAAACAATAATAGGAGGGTACAACCATGGCTTTTGGAAGTGCTGGTGGATATACAAATTTACCTTCAGGTAATTTTACTCCACAAATCTTTAGTCAGAAGGTTCAAAAATTCTTCAGAAGAGCATCAGTGGTAGAAGATATAACTAACACTGATTACGCTGGAGAGATTGAAAATTTTGGCGACACAGTAAAAATAATAAAAGAACCTACTATTACCGTTCAAGATTATGCGAGAGGTACAGCTGTATCTACACAAGATTTAGCTGACGATCAATTAACTTTGGTAGTAGATCAAGGTTCATACTTTGCTTTTAAAGTAGATGATATTGAAGAAAGACAATCTCATGTAAACTTTGAAGCTCTTGCAACCTCTTCAGGTGCATATTCACTTAAGAAGTCTTACGACTACAACGTGCTTAAGTTCATCTATGACAATGCGTCAACAGATTCTAACACAGGAACTGATGGCTCACCAGCAACTGGTGGATCAGATGGTGACACTTTAGCTAAAATTGTATCACAAGCTAAGACTGTTCTTGATAAGAATGACGTACCAGAAGAAAACAGATGGTTAGTTGCTCCACCAAAATTCTATGAAAATCTTAGAATTGCAAGTGGTAAGCTAATGGAC